TCAACCGTGGTGGTTGTAGTCGATTGCATTGATCCCTGGGTAAACTGCGGGGTAACAGTTTGAGCTGATGCAGGCGCAGCCAACAGCAGCAACAGAAGTAGCTTTTTCATTCCTTTTTTTCTCGTGTAATAGAAAAAGTTGCTAGAGTGCCGCTTAAAATTGATGCGACATAAGTGGGGTCCATCTTCTCCATCCAACCTGCATAACTTGCAGTTAGGAGTCCGGCGGACCAGACGAGGACGATGAATTTAATGAACCCTTCCGCTTTGTTATTTTTGTCCATGCTTGTTTAAAAACAGGTTTCATAACATTAACCAACCATTTAAACAAAGAAGTGGCGGTTAGGGTGGCTGCAACTGACACAACAGCTGTAGTAGCTGCTGTAGTTAACACAACACCATCAGGCACCGGAACATCTAACTCTGTGTATGGAACACGGATTGTAGGTATTTTTGGTAGCTCAGGTGCCTTAGGTTTATCAGATTGTGTTGTTCCTTTGACTCCCGGAGGAGACCTAAGGTCGCTAGGAGGCACCACAAGCGGCTTGTATGAGGGCAAATCCGCTCGTGGGACATCTAGTACTGGACGGGGTAATAGAAGGGGCTCAGGGAGCCGTATAGACGGCAGTGCCGGAGGCTCTCCTAAGTCCATTACTTATCACCAAAGAAACCACGTTCGATGAAGGCAACTGCCTGGTCATCGATAGTATTGTCAGATTGTTCTGCAGCTTTACGAAGCAAGTCAACAATAAGACGTTTTACTTTGTCGCTACCAAGAAACGACATAAGAACTGGGCGAATAAGGGTGATCATAATCATTCAGTAGGAAGGACAGCAGTACCAGCGGTAATAGCAGCATTGAATGGTGCAAGATCTTCGGTAGTCCAGAAGTCTTTAGCAACCATAATTTCAAGGTGCTCAACGTTACGACGAACAGTGTCAACCTGCTCAGCATCACGCTCAGACAGGGCAACCAGTTCGTTAATCACAGTGACGCTATCGCCAGCAGCAGAATAGTGTTGAGCGATTTCAGCAGCAGTAAGAATTTCAGACATTTGATTTGAGAGTTTCGATTTCAGATTTAAGATCTTTGATTGCCTGTACAAGGACAGGAATGAGTTGCCCGTAAGCAGCCTCAAGGCGGTCAGGATTAGAATCCATAACCATCTTCAGGTATTCAGCATCAGAGGTAGACTGGGCAGATTGCAGATCTTGAGCAATAAAACCAGCATCGTAAGTACCATCTTTACCGTTACCATCACGGGTGTCCCACTTAAATTTAACGGGACGAAGCGTATCAATAAAGTCAAGACCCAAAGGCAGATCTTCTACTTCAGTCTTATCACGACCATCAGACAGGCTGCTAATCGTTTGGGTGTTACAACGCAGAGTAGAAATGCTGCTGTTACCAAGAGTAACTTCTTCGTTAGCAGTGTTAGAACTCGGAGTCGCGCTCTTACCAATAACAATTAGGTTGTAACCAGTCGTTATACCTGCTCCAGCACTCCAGCCAATTAAAGTGTTGTCATAACCAGAAGTAACGTCTTCACCAGCATGATTACCGACAGCAACATTATATCGGTTAGTAGTCGCAGGAGAATCTCCCATAAGGGCTTGATAGCCAATAGCAACGTTGCCATCACCTAATGCATAGTATCCAGCGTAATCACCTATGTAGCAATTAACACTGTGCGTAGTATTTGAATAACCAGTTTTATAACCGATAAAAACGTTGCTACCGCCAGTCGTGTTGGATTCTCCAGAGGATCTGCCTAAAGCTGTGTTATAGGTACCAGTAGTGGTTTGTTTAAGTGCATCAGTACCGATTGCTACGTTGTTACTAGCGGTAGTAGCAAGCTCCATGGCGTCACTACCCATTACAACGTTGCCACTACCAGTGGTAAGAGTAGGCATTGACTGCCTACCAACAGCAGTGTTGTAATTGCCCTCAGTTACTGAGCCGCCAGAATTGTGACCTACAAACGTATTTTCAAATCCTGTAGTTACTGCATCTCCAGTTTTCCAACCTATAAATGTATTAGAAGAACCGGTAGTAACTAATTTACCAGCTTCATAACCAATGGCTGTGTTGTTAGATGCAGTGCTGCTTCCACTCTGGCCTTGAAGAGCAAAATAACCAAAGGCTACGTTGTTAGAACCTGTTTGATAACTAGCAGTCCATGTACCAACATAAGTATTTTCGCCATTAGTAGTTATCTTTAGCCCTGCATTGTCTCCAATGCAAACATTGCCCTGCGCAGTCGTACACTCTTCAAGTGTGCTGTTGCCAATTGAAATAGTGCTACTAGCAGTTGTAGCCGTATATAGCGAATTTCTTCCTATAACAGTGTTTGAACTGCCTGTGGTAATAGCATTAGCAGCGTTATATCCAACAACAGTGTTTTCACTTGTAGTAGCAGAGAGCCCAGCATTGTAACCAATATATGTGTTTTGGTTGCCAGTAACGTTTGCTGCGCCAGCTTTGTAACCAACGCAAGTGTTGTAACTTGCAGTAGTATTTTCTTTTAAAGCCTGATAACCAATCGCAGTGTTATTTGCTCCGGTTGTGTTTTTTAAAAGAGAACTTGCACCAACGCTTACGTTGTAAGAGCAAGTGGTCGATAATGCTCCAGATGAACTACCGATATATGTATTATTCTGACCTGTTGTTAAGGAACTAGCTGCACCACTGCCAATACCTGAGTTACCATTGCCAGTAGTGGTTCCCTTTAAAGCTTGATAACCAACAGCAGTGTTAGTACTACCTGTACTGGACCCTGAAGCACCTAAGAGTGCATTAGTTCCAACTGCTGTGTTAGAACTACCAGTCTGATGATAACCGGCACCATAACCAATATGAGTTGCATCATCACCTGTTGTACGGGTATAACCAGTAAACGCTCCAAAGAAAGTATTTCTGCTTCCAGTCGTGAGAGAATAACCCGACCACATACCTACTGCAGTGTTGTATTCTCCAGTGGTAAGTGCAGTCAAAGCACTTGATCCAACTGCCGTGTTCTGAATGCCGCTGACAGAAGCATCTAGCGCATTCTCACCAAAGGCAGTGTTGTTGTTTCCAGAGTCGTTGCTTAGCGCACCAGTACCTACACCAAGACTGTTGGTTTGGCTGCTGTTGTTTGAAATGCCAGGTGAAGCAGCAAGCGAGATATAACCGTTTGAGTGGTTATATTTAAGGACATACCCATCAGCAGACGAAGACTGCATCCCAGGAAGACGCAGTTTGTTGACATTTGCGTTGCCTAGCGTAATTTCGTTAGTCGCAGAAACAGAACTAGCTTGAGCGTCATAACCAATAATTATATTGTTTGTGCCGGTAGTTAGATCTTCTGCGGCATAAGATCCAAGCGCAGTGTTGTAACCACCGGTGCAGTTATAGAGCGACGCGTAGCCGACAGCTGCAGTACTTGATGCCGTAGTAGCTTTATACAAACTGTTATGACCGAGCGCCGTGTTGGAAGCGCCTGTGGTGATTTCCGTACCGGCATACTGACCCACCAGAGTGTTGCTACTGCCTGTGGTAATATCTTCTCCAACTCGATAACCAACACCAGTGTTGCCAGCACCCGTTGTAACATCTTCAAGGGCTTGAAGACCTACAGCAACGTTACTATAATTAGTTGTTGATTTTAATGCTCTATATCCAACGGCAGTGATTTCACCTGCTGTTGTTGTTGTATATCCAGCTTGATAGCCAACAATGGTTGCGTAACTACCAGTAGTATTGCTGTAAAGAGCTTGCCTACCTATTGCAACATTTTCGTTAGCGGTTGTATTGGAGAATAAAGCTTCGTGACCAACAGAAGTATTTCTAGCACCAGTCGTATTTCTCTGCAGTGCTGCATTGCCAACTGCAGTGTTGTGGCTAGCAGTTGTGTTGAAATAAAGAGCAGCACGGCCAACAGCAGTATTTAAAGCACCAGTAGTGTTATTACTTAGCGCATTGCCACAAGCTACGTTATCGTAACCAGTTGTGTTGGACTCAAGTGACGAAACACCAATAGCAGTGTTGTGCGTGCCAGTAGTATTAGCTCCTAAAGAGTAATATCCAACAGCAGTGTTATTAGAAGCAGTTGAATTAAGAAGAAGAGCATAGTTACCTACAGCTGTATTAGTACTACCGGTGGTATTCATGACCAGGCTCTGGACCCCAACAGCTACATTTGAACCACCAGTAGTGTTTCTTTGAAGAGCTTGACGACCTATGCCTACAACAAGTGAGCCAGTAGTGTTATCTTGAAGAGCTAGAGAACCAACAGCAGTGTTGTTTGATGCAGTATTATTAGTTAAAGCATTATAACCAACAGCTGTACTATTTGATGAGCTTAGGTTGCCTTTCAGAGTATTGCGGCCTACTGATACATTGTATCCCCCAGTAGTATTGCTTTCATTACTTTGATAACCTATTGCTACATTGCTATCACCTGTAGTAAGTGATTTAAGGGTGTCAACGCCAACACCGACGTTACGGTTTGCGGTTGTTGCAGCGTCTAAAGACTCTGTTCCAATAGCAATGTTTAGAGTTCCGCCGATGATATTACGAGCAGCATTGTCGCCAATGGCGATATTATTAGCCCCGTCAGTTAGGTCTGTAAGAGCATTGCTACCGATTGCGATATTTTTCGTACCCGTAGTATCACTATCTAGCGCATTAGTACCGATACCGATGCTTCCAGTGTTGGTGGTGTTGTTTGAAAGACCGGCACTAGGTTGAGCAACCCAGCTTAGGTTACCACTACCATCAGTTTTAAGTACTTCATTAGCATTACCATCTGTATTAGGTAATGTCAGTGTGTATGACGCAGCAGCAGAGTGCGGCGGACCTTTAATGGTAATACCGTGGCTATTCTGTTCACAGTTAAGTTTGAACTGACCCGAACCCTTAGTAGAGTTACCTTTGAATACAACAACACCAGAACCATTGGGATCAAGATCAATATCGCCGTTAGAAACAGAAACAATATCTTGACCATTAACGTCTAGGTTACCACCAAGTTGGGGAGTAGTGTCTGATACAATGTCAGACAAACCACCACTAGCTTGAGCAACCCAATCGTAGTCAGAACCATTCCAGCTCAAAACTTCGTTAGTAGATGCAGTCGATTGGTTAAGGTGTGCATCAACACTGCTGTTACTATAACCAGTAGTTTGTGTTACCCATGCATAATCTGATCCGTTCCATGCAAGCACTTCATTAGCACTTGCTGAAGATTGGTTGAGGTGAGAATCAACGCTTGAATCACTATAAAGAGTTGGTTTATTAAGGATTTGAGCATCACCGCTGGTTGCGTTCCAATCAGCATTAACGTTTACTTCTGCACCAGTTGCAATACCACTAAGCTTTGTCTTTTCAGCGTCAGTAAATGCATTGGTATTAGAATTGCTTTCGTAAGCAGTTTTGATCTCAGAAGCAGTCTGATCGGCTGTAGCGTTAGCTTCGATTGCGTTCAGTTTGCTGTGGTCTGCGTCGGTAAAGACATTACTGTCGCTAGCTGATTCAACAAGAGTGCGAATCTCAGCAGCAGTTTGGTCACCAGTAGCGTTGCTTTCGATGCCATCAAGCTTTGTACCATCAGCTGCAACATCACGACCGTCAACAGTACCAGTAACAGCAAGGTTACCAGTTACAGTTGTAGCCTTAAGATTTACAGTTTCAGATACCTGATCAACTACAAGAACATCACCTGCCTTGAACTTACCAACGTGGTCAGTACTAGATTGCCAGACCTTACCACCATTGAGTTCAATAACTTGGTTAGCTTCAACAGGTACACCACCATTATCAGGGTGGTCACCATAGTCAGTACCAACACCAACAAATTCAAAGGTGTGTCCACCAGTGCTGATGTAGGACCGCAGAGCGAAGCTGACAGTTGTGTTGGTGATATTTGAAGTCAGACCAGAGGTCAAAACAATATCCCAGCCAGAACCGTTAGCAGTGCTGCTTACAACACCATAATCAACACCGTCAATGGTCACCATCATGTGATCCAAAGGACGACTGACAGTACCGTGGAAAGAACCAGCAGTTGTGATAGCACCAATAGTAATGGTAGTAGCACCAGAGTTAGCCGCGCTTGCCGTAGCAGTAGCGATAGCAGACGGGCTCTTACCATCAGCAATCAGACCATAACGACCAAAGTCGCTAACACAGTTAGACAGGTTAATCTGACCACCATTCTTAGCCTTAGCGTGGTAGTGAGCAAACGTGCCAAAGAACGACACAAGCTGTGCATAACCGTTGTTGGTTACAAGTACACCAGGACCATCAAGGGTAATCTGGGTAAATGCATCCACAACCATGCTACGAACAGGGCTGCTAGAACTGACAGCAGCACCATCAATCAGCAAACCACCACCACAAGGTGCAGAGGTTTCGTCACCTGCTACTGCGCTATAGGTTTGTGCATCAGTAGACGGGAAGGTGTTAGGATCAAAGTTAGCGTTGTCAAAGTGTGCATCACTGAAGTGTGTACAGTTTTGGATGTACGGGCTCTTCAGGATAACAGGAGCTACATCAGTACGGAACCTAACAGAGAACGGCTGGTTGCTAGGCAGACCATATGTTGCATCGTTGTCAAGGCTGTTGTTACGTGAACCTTGATCAGCTGTAGGAACCTTAAGACCAAGCAGAGTGAGGTTAGCAATGTAAGAACCGCTATCAACCTCAAACATGTCGTTGTTTTCAGTCGCAACCGTAGGATGCACGAAGCAGCTACGCATTGACTCACCAACAATAGACACATTGTTCTTTTTAATACGCAGAGGCAATGTTTCTTGGTACACACCAGGTGCAACCTTAATCAAACTACCGTCACCACTAGAAGAAGCGTTGATAAGTTCCAGAGCACGACCAATGGATTGCAACGGTGCCTGCGGCAGGAAGCCAGTTACATCAGAGGCATCACTACCATTGGTAACGTCTACATAACGGACAACAGTGGTTGTAGCTGGGCTGTAGGGTTGACCAACAGCAACAGTACGCCAACCGCTACCATCATAAATCTTGTGGACTTGGTTACCAGGTGCAGTGCTGAGCCACTGTTTACCTACTTGTGCAGTGCTAGGTGGGGTTACGCTAGTGTTGACAACGACATCATGCCGTGCAGCAAGCGCTCCAGCAGTAGCAACCTTATCGTCTTCATTAGTCCAAGTACTAGAATAAGCACTTGTAGCTACAATATCATCAGACTTAATACGATCAAGATCAACCGAACCGGCACCAATACCAAGAGTAGTCTGACCACCAGATGAACTCTTAGTCAGACCAGTGCTATCGATAAGAATATCGTTAGTGATTGCATTGTCGATCTGATCATCAATAGCAGCAGTGGTTGCGATGGTGTTATCATCGTTAGCCCACGTTTCAGTGCTAGTGACAGTTTCAGCCAGCTCGTCTTGGAAACGAGCATCCATTGCAGCAGTAGTTGCAATCTTTGTGTCACTGCTAGACCAAGTATCAGTTGAAGTAACAGTATCTTCAAAGTTATTCCAATAATAATTCTGCAGATACGTAGTAACCTCTGCCTCAGTAATATCAGGACACAGAGATTCTTGAATAGCAAAACGAAGCTGCTCAAAATTACTGTTCAGATCATCAGACCTAATTGCTGATCCAGGGTTAAACAACGCCTGGATGTCGTCAATGTTAGTAATCCGTCGGATCTTAATGTTAGCAGTAGCGTCACTAGGTGCTGGTGGTGCAGTACCTGTAAACTCTACAATAGTTGGGTTTGCAGACGGAACTTGCCAAGGGTAGGTAGAGTCTGTCGTAAGAATTTCGTCGTATTCTTTTGTAGTTACGTTCCAAAAATAAACGTGAATTTCAGATTTAAAAACATACGGGAAGTCAAACGAAAATTGTGTTTTCGACCCGTCTCCAGATTTAATTGTTTGTACGGCAGAGCATACTGATGACATGATTAGTTAAATAATTTTAATAACGTGTTTCAAGAACGGATGGATCAAAAACTTCACCTGCTGTAGAAGCTTCTTCCCGCAGGTCTTTCTCAACTTGCCTCAGCTCAATAGCAGCATACATATCTGCATCCATTTCAGCATAAGCAATTTCTTCTGCTTGACGCCTTGCTTCAGACAAGCGAGCATGAATATCATGCCATTGCTTTAGACCAACTTCATCGGACTTAAATCCTTGGTTACGCAGTTCACGTAGCTTTTGAATACTGTCCCAATCGCCAGCGTCACGCATAATTTCTGCGATAGCATCTTTAAAGAAGCCACGTTCACCCATAAGACGGAACAATTCAGACCGTTCTTGAGGAAGCAGTCTTACACCATCTTTGGTTCTAAACGTAGTGTTGATGTCAAACTCAACTTCTTCCAAGAACTTTTCTTCAGGAGTTTGTGCAGGGTGTACTTGAATTGGACTGTAAGCATTGAAAAGGCGTTGCATCATGCCGTAGCCATTAGGCTTCTTACCAGTAACAGGGCTGTAAACAAAAGGCTGTTTGGTATCAAACAATGCACCAACAAACCTGTTACGGTTTCCAAGCTGAGACATAAAATCAGACTCAACCTCCAGCAAACCTTCACTCAAAATACGTGAAAAATCACCACGCAATGCAGCCATAGGTCCAAGACCATTAACAAAACCAGCAGCCCAACGGTTAACGGCGGCACCATTACCGCTTGTCATATCCATCAAAGGCTTGATAGTAGACAGGGTAGTGCGGTTAGTAATAGCAGCACTCAAGATGAAAGCCATCTTTTGGCTAAGGTTTTCCATCTTAGCTTCACCAAGGCTATCAAAGTTATCACCAATGTTAGCGACAAGTGCCAGCCAATCAGCAATTGGTCCGAACTGAGCATAAGAATAGTATTGACCGTCTAGACCTTTAATGCTACGTGGTTTCCAGTTAGAGTTTTTAATACGAGCCGATTGAAGCTCTTTGTCGTAAAAACCATCACCAGTAATCCTATCGTTCATAAGAAGGTTGTAGGTGCCCAGCATTGCAACTGCGCCAATAGCCTTACGACCACGTGTCATATACTTAAGGTCAGCAAGCCGCTCCTGTTTGGCAATGACATCCATGTTTTCAATGTCAAAGTTACGAGACTTTAGCAATTGATTAACACGGCTTTCATCTGCCAACAGGTCAGTAAGAGGTACATAAGCAAGCTCATTGACATCACGTTGGAAAGGTGCCCAGGGGCCATACTTACCCATAATGTCAATGGTGTTCATGGAAGTTGCGTTAAACATCATGAACGGTTTAGCAGCAGGGATAATCCTGGTAAGGTCATCAAGACCCCTTGCCATAGGTGTGTCGATGTTAAGTGCCATTTCAGAAGTGGCAAACTTAACAGCATCATCTTGCAGCAAACCTTCAGAATTAAACATCTGGCTGTAGTATTTGTCTGCAATAGGCTTGACGTTTTCTTTGGTAACAGGTTTACCAGAAGCAATCAACTCATCCATAGCACGGAACCGGGCTTCTGCTGATGCATTAAATACACCAGTCATACCGTCCATTGCAGTCATGGCGTTAGGACCGAACCGCAGTACAGGGTCTTTAGCAAAGTCGTTCAGCAGTTCAATCTGATTTACAATATATTGCAAACCGTTGTTACCTTCAGCTGCTTGAGTTGTAGCTGCCTTTTTAAGGAAGTCCATTTCACGTTCTGATTGCAACAGCAGGTCAATACGTGTACCAGAACTTACGGATTGAGGATTACGTGATGCACGCATAAACACATCACCAGCATAAGGCAATGCACGTTGCAGTGTTTCACCCAAAGAACTATAAGCTACCCAACCACGTTGGATACCCTTCAGATCAGCAGACATCAATGCACCAGCAAAGTGTGCTGTAGGTTGTGCAATAATACCACCAAAGTTACCGACAAGTGCTTTAACAGCTGAGCCGATACCCAGGATGCTGTTGTAGATATTAGACCATACACCAGCAACGATTTTGTTTTGCACCTCAGGGTTCAGGTTAATAATACCTTTACCAACGTCTACAGTCATCTCACTAATCCACTTATTCATCTTAACAATGGTATCGATATTACCATCAGTAAGTTCATAAGCAAGTAGGAACTGATCCATTAGCTGTGGCTGGTTAGCCGCAATCTGACGCATAGAGGTTGCAAACCGTTGAGAGTCTTTAAAGATACGTTGTGCAACTTCACCAGCACCAAGTGCAGTAGCTTCGTTGTAACCCTCGATGTTTCTAAATCCATTCTGTACTTGCTGGATTAGACCCATCTTACGGTTCTTGTAATACTTAGCAGAAGCAGACAGCTGGCTAACATACTGAAGCATGTCAACGATCTTATCCTGTGCTTCACGCACTGCGCTGGTACCACTCATTAGACGGGCACCCTCAGAAAGGTCTGAGACACGTCCAGAAAGGCTTCCAGCAAGGATAGACTGTGCTCTTGCTACGTCCATACCTGTAAGCTCTTCTCCGAAGCTACGGAGCGCTTTAGACGCCATTGCAAAACCGTCTTCAACCAGGCGTTCAGTACCGTCCTCTCCACGAACAATATAAGGTTCAAGGACTTTACGTACATCTTCTTTGGACATACGAGGATCAAACAGTTGAATTGCAAGATCTTCGTTAGCATCTATCACATCTTTAAATGTAACCTTCCAGTTCCTACCTTCCATGCCGATAGAACCAGCTTTATGTAGCTGATCAGCAAGACCAAGGACGACATCCTGTCCAGCACCGGGTGTGCTTACAGAATACTTTAGGGCAGGTTCAGAGATAACATTACCAAGACGACCGTGTACGGTATCTAGGTTACGTGCAATCCGTGCGCTATCAATAGAAGCACCGACAACACCAAAGTCATCTACAGTACGTACACCAAGCTCGGTGTAGTCGTACATATCATGGACACCCTTAATAGGTTGGGTAAGGTCAGGATTCCTGCTGTAGTTATACATGCCAACTTCGTCAAGAGCTTCCTCTTGTTTGATAGCAGCACGTGTAACAATATCTTCTGCAGTTTCATTTTCCAAACCTTTAGGAGGTTGGTTTTCTTTCAACCATGCACGGGCTTCAGGTGTTTCACCAACCAACTGGTTAGACTTACGTAGACCAGAAATAGTTCTTTCAGCAGCAGTGATGAACTTAGTAGCACCCATTGCCAGATCAACAGCAAAACCCATCCCGAGATCTTCGTAGATGTTTTTCTGTCGTTTTACGTCTGCACTATCTGTATCCAAGGTAGCCATGCTATCCGGGATAAAATCGTAAGTTTTAGGAAATCTCTTTTTAAGGGTACCAGCCAGGTTGTCCTCAGTGTATTCACTGCTAACAGCACCGACACCAAGACCAGCCAAGGCTTCGACGCCACGGCTACCAATCCATTGCACAAACTTGTTTTGACCAAGTGACCAGCCAACACGAGTGTTTGCGGCAACACCAGCAGCGTTCATTGCACCGCCAAATACCATTGTAGGTACTACAACAGAAGAGATTTCACGTACTGATTGTGCAACTTCATTTTCAAAGTCATTAGCTTTGGGGATATTAACACCAGGGATTACGTTAAGTACGTCAACACCAAAGTCGGCAATACCCTGTACCACGTCCATATCGCTTTCAGCACCGTACTGCCTCATCCTTTCTAGATCAAGCGTACCGTCTGGTTTTCTAAAGGGACTGGTTTCTACTGGTTGCAATCCTGTTGGTTCTTCTAGTTGAGGTTCCGTAGATACCTCTGGTTGTGGAGCGGGTTCAGGCTGTTCTTCCGTAGAAGTAAGAGGCTCTTCAGATGCAAGCTCTTCAGCTTGTTGTTGGAGCTGCAGCTGAGCTTGAAACTCAGGAGACAGCTCCATTTCACCTGGATCCTCCCTAAACTGCTCG